GGTGGGTGACCAAATTGATAGAGTTAGACCAAGTAATTGGGATAATAATTTATGCCAATCTAATGATCCTGAACTAAATCAAGATGAAGGTTCGGATTTAAAAATATTTAGTTTATTTGAGATATTAAACAAACAGGCTATAAAAGAAGGTGGTGCTGTGTTGGGTATTTTGGGTAATCATGAACTAATGAATGTTGTGGGTGATTTTAGATATGTTAGCCCAAGAGAATTTAGAGAGTTTGGTAATTTTTTTGGTGCAAAGAAAACATTAAAAAAAAATAATTTGCCATTTGGTTTCAAGGAGAGAAAGGATTCATTTAAGCCAGGTGGTATTTTAGCTAAAAAATTAGCTTTAACTAGACAGAGTGTTATACAAGTTGGAAGTTGGGTATTTGTTCATGGTGGAATATCTCCCAAATTAGCAAAAACTTATAGTTTAAGTGATATAAATAAATATATAAAATTATGGTTATTAGGTAATAAAGATTCAAAAGTAGATAAAGCAGTCAATGAGTTATTTCATAATGACGACGATACATTTTCTCCATTTTGGTGTAGAATTTATAGTGACCCAGAGGATTGGACATCTAACAATGGTAAAGAATCTTTTGATAAAGCTATAAAATATATAAATTTGAAAAATAATGGAGATGGTGTTGCTAAAGGAATGATTATGGGACATACCCCACAATACATGTATGGAAAAGGTATAAATTCTGAATGTGATAAAAAATTATGGCGTATTGATATAGGTGCCTCAAGAGCATTTGGGGTAGACGATAAAGATATAGAAAGTAACAGAAAGGTCCAAATTTTAGTTATAGAAAATGATAATGATTGTAAAGTTATTAAAGAAAAATAGTTATATTTTCGAATACTTAACTTGATTACCAACTAATCTTTTTTTGAGAATATCTGCACTTACCATATGTTCTAAAATTTCATGAATATCCTCTTTCCAATTTGTAGTAAAAAGTTTTTTAATTTCATCTACAGTATATTCTAACTTATTAGCAAATATCTTATTTATACTATCAAATATTTTATCACTATTTTTTTTATTTATAAATGCATTATCCCAAGATAATTTATTTATATTTTCTACTATCGGTTTATTTTCTATTAATGGTTTATCCCAAACCATTTTCCAATATAAATTTGTTGGATTTTCCATAGCTCTTTTATATAATTTGTCAATAATCTCTTCTAAAATATTAAATGAATATTTATGGTCATCTAATAAATTAATACATAAATTTTTAGATATATATTCTATATATTTTCGAGATATTTCTGAATTCCATCCATGAACAATACATTCTTTCATCATATTAATCCAAACTTCATTATCGGAATGATTTGTTATACTCTTCAACTTACATTCTGTAGTTGCCACAAGTATTAATATTTTTAATAAGTTTTTTAAATATTTATATTCTAAATTATCCCATATTTTTAAGTGTATAGAATCTATTTTTTTTTTTTTATACACTATTTTAAATTGAGAAATATTTCTAATATAACCTAAATTATATGCATCGGTAATGTCATAATCACTAGTATTTGGTTTTTCAAGTAAATCTGCCTCTTGATTTGGTTTATTATTAATATTAGACATGATTGAGTATGAACCTTCTACGTATTTAGAATTATCACCAGAAGACCGTATATCACATGAGGAGTATGTTGATATAATTAATGGTTCTAATAGTTGCAATTGATATAATGCTTTAATATTAATTAATCTATATAAATAATTGTTCTTTCTATGAATATTTCTGGGCAATCTAATATTAATATCAAAATAACCTGAACTATCAATATTTAATTTATATTGTCCTATATCATCTCTACTCTGAATAAAACCATCTAATAAAGAATCGTCATTTTTTGATATTATAAATCCATTCCCAAAATTTATAGGTATTATTTCTAATTTTTTTCCAGTTTTTTGATATATGTGATAGGATAATAAATCTAACGTTTCATTAGTTTTAATATTTAACGAATCTAAAATATCACTTAAATTTAGATTATTCATATTACTTTGACTAATATCTAAACTTAAAATACCCTTTTTTGTAAAAGAATTAGTAACCCATGGATTATTATCAAAATTAAGTAATACTGGAGGTACTAAAAATAAATAATTAGAACCCGAATTAATAAAATTTTCAATACTATTAATTTTTTCACTATTATCTAGTTTGGTATCAAACATATTAAATAATTCTATAATTGTATTAATACTAGTTATTTTTTGATTAATTACTGGAACAAATGAATGGGTTATATCTATATTCCATTTATAATTTTTATACAAATCTTCAGTATTTTTAGAACATATGTGTTTTCCAAATATATTGTAATGATAATAATTTGCACCCTTCCAACCTACCTGTAATGCATATTTAGGTGGGTTAACACATAGTTGTTTTAATTTATTGCTTATTGCATTTAGTAAATAATTGCTAGTAATAAATTTTTTATGAAATAAAATTGTGTCCATAAGTTTAGTAAATTCTTTATTTTTTTCTAAAATATCATCACTTTCCTCTATATTTTTAATATGTAAATTTAGTATTTCAATAATATTATCACTCATTATAATAATTAAAGATTTTTTTATCAAGTTAATATATAGTAATTATATGGATTTGAAGTATAATGATTTAAATAATTTGAGTGATACACTAGAATATAAAAAATTATTAAAAAATGTAGAAGATTTAAATAGTATTCAAAATGACTTACTGTTGTGTATAGAAAATCAAGGAAATTCTTTAGAGAGAATTGATTTAAATATAACTAATATTGATGATAATATTAAAAATGCGAATATTGATTTAAAAAGAGCCGAAAGTTATTTTTTCCAATACACGCCAATTATTTTAGGAACTGCGCTTGGAACAGTTACTATGGGACCATTAGGTGCAATATTAAATTTAAAATTGCCTGGATTATTTGTTTTAGGTGGTGGTATACTTGGAGGTATGGCTGGTTATAAAATTCAAAAAATATAAAAAAATAATATTAATATATTATATATATGAAAAAAATTAATGGATTAAAGTCATTTATAACAAAATATACAGTAATTGCATCAGCATTAACATGGTTAATAGGTTCGCAAGTTAGAAGTTTAACTGTAGTTATTTTAGATACATTAGTAGACCCATTATTTTCAATTGATTTAAATGATGATGGTAAACCAGACTTAAAACAACTAGATAATATGATTACTGATTTTTTAGGTTTTAAATTTCCTGTAGGGAAATTAGTAATGGAGATTTTAAAAACTATATTAACATTAGTGCTACTATATATCTTTATTACAATATTTATAAACTATACTGATTTAATATAAATTATTTAAATAAAAATTAGATATATCATTATATGAGTGACGATATATGTGCAATATGTTTAGAAGAATTATTAGGCAGTCCAGTACAGCTACAAAAATGTGGACACTCTTTTCATTATTCATGTATTACAGAGTGGTATAAAAATAATAATTCTTGTCCATATTGTAGATGCATTGTAAAAAATAACTGGGATACTAAATCTAATTTATTTAATATACTTTCAAATAATTGTAAAATTGTTTTAAATAATAATAATATCGTATTTAAAAATAAAAATAAAAATAAAGAAATAAAAGTACATTTTGTCCAAATTAAATCTTTCTGCTTACATAAAAAAAAAATTATAATATATATGAAAATTAATAATAAGTTATCTAAATACAATTTTAAATTTAAAAATAATCAAGAGAATGATTTTTATATAGCATTTAATGAAAATTTAACATCATTTATTAGATTACACAACATTTAAAAGTATTTAAAGATATATTTATATATTTTTATGTAGACGATATGGCCGAGTGGTTAAGGCGATGGACTGCTAATCCATTGGGTTCTGCCCGCGCAGGTTCGAATCCTGTTATCGTCGTTTATTTTTCATAAAAGATGGAACATATTTTATGAAAAATAAAGAATTTTTATATTTTCTATGAAGATATATATGGATACACATCCTAATTTAAAAAGTGAATTACCAATTTTATACGATAAAAAATTGCAAAAAATAAATCGAAAAAAATATAAACCTGACCCCTTGGGTAATATTGCGAGATTCAAATTATGGCAGGTAATTTTAATTATAGTTATTATAATAATAATAATTTTAGTATGTCTTTTTATTTCAAAAAAATTTATTTAATAAATATAATGAATTCATTATATATTAATTTAAATCATCGTACTGATAGAAAGGAACAAATAGAAAAAGAGTTACAAGATTTTAATTATCAAAGAGTAGAAGCTATATACACACCAAAAAAAGGTTGGGTAGGTTGCGCACACAGCCACCTTAAGGCTATAAATTTAGCAAAAACAATGGATATACCTTATATTGCTATATTCGAAGATGATTTTATGTTTATTAGAGACAAAATGGAGGTAATAAATGTAATTAAAAACACAAAATTAAATTGGGATGTTATTTTATTATCTAGAAATGGTGGATTATTAGAATCAACTACAGGTGATTTAATTAGGATTAAAAATGCTAAAACTACATCGGGTTTTATAGTTAATCAAAAATATTTTAATAAGTTTGAACAAATGGTTCATGAATGTATTCATCTTTTATCAAAAAATTCTAATAATAAAAAGGAGTATAGTATAGATGCATATTGGTTGAATTATCAAAATAAAGATAATTGGTATACCATCAATCCTATAGCTGGTAGACAACGTCCTGGTTATAGTGATATAGAAAAAAAGTATTATAATTATGGGGCATAAATTATTATATAGATATATAATATGGATAATTATTTAATTATTAGTTGTATTTTTGGTAACATATATAAAAATTTATATCCAGCACCATCAAATAATTGTTTCTTTTTTACTAATAATAAAGAATTAAAAACTATTATAAGCAAAAAAGGTTGGGTATACGTTTATGTCGATTTTCCAATAGAAGATTTTAAAAAATCGTCGATACAATCTAAATATATTAAGTTTTTAATTTTTTTAAAGGATTTTCCAGAATTTAACAAATTTAACAAAATTATTTATTTTGACCATAAAATAAATATGACATTTTATTGGTTAACTAGAGCAATCGAATTATCTCAAAATTATAATAAATTTAGTGTAATTATTAGAAAAACTCCTAGATTAAAAAGAAAAATATGGGATGAAGTAAAAGCTGCGAAAGGACAACCTAGATATGCTGATAATATGGAAAAAACAACTCAATTTATTAATGATATGATTAAAAAAAATGATATAAGTGAAAACATTAGAATATGTAGAACTGGTTTATTAGTTTATAATAATTATAAAAATATTTTACCAATGTTAAATGCGATATATAATAGTTGTTTAGAATTAGAACAACCAGAATGTCAAATTTTTTGGGGATTATTTAGTCAAAAATATTCAAATCATATTATGGCAATCGAAAATAAAGCACTTAATCCAGACTGGATGTGTCCTTAAATAAAAATTGAGTTAATGTTAATTAATTTATGAATAATAATTCATTATGGGTTTTCTAAAAAGCACTTTTAAACAACTTATAGTTATGGCTTTTTTGGCATTGTGTCCATATCTATGGTTAATAAGTTTTGAATATATAAATTTTGTTGATACCGATACTACTTGGTATATCCTATGTTCTTTCGGATTACTAGTTACAATTGAATCTTGGCTATATGTGTGTTTGCCATTAGACCTTATACCAGATTTTATTCCACTTATCGGAAAATTAGATGATGCCTTTTCATATATGATTATGTTATTTGGTATTTACACTATGATTATAGGTGGCATTTTATTGTGTATTCCATACGGGAAACAATATCTTATTGAATAAACAAATTGTTAAATATCTTATCCAATACTTTTTGGTAATATATAGTATAAATTATTTTACCAAGTGGTATCAAAATCTAAATTAGTAATAATTGCACTCAAATTATCTTTTAGAGTGTTTATTTTAGTAATTTGATAATTATCTAATGAAGTGTGATGCTGCATAATTTCATCTTGATCTTTATTTTTATATTTCGTATATACATCACCTAATTCAGCTATTAAAGTATCATATTTGTTATTAAATTCTACTTCTATATGTTGGAAGTCATGATCTATTTTTAATACATCCTCTCCATATTTTTTTTGTCTCTTTTCTAATTTTTTATCATATGTTTCTTTAATTTTTGTTTTTAATTGTAAATGTTTTAATTCTAATGATGCATGTAACTCATTTAAAATATTATTAAAATTAATATCATTTTTTTCTGGTTCAACTATTTCTGGTTCAACTATTTCTGGTTCAACTATTTCTGGTTCAACTATTTCTGGTTCAACTATTTCTGGTTCAACTATTTCTGGTTTATAATCTGATGTATAATCCACATCCAATTCATTATAGATAGTTAAGTTTTCTTCAGCTATTTCTAGAAATTCATTAGTTTCTTCGGAGTTACTAACATCAGACGATGTTATCTCGTTATCTGCTTCATAATTATTTAAGTCCTGTACCATGTTTGGTAATATATATCTATATATTATTTGCAGCACCATAAATATAATTTATATAACACTACACTTACCATATTATGATAATACATTAAAAATTAAAATGATTTATTATAGTTTAAAATTCAAGATATCTATAATTTTAAATGCCTATTGCTAAATTTATTAAATAAAATTGAAAATATATAAAGTATTAATTATAGTTAATAATAATGTCAAAAATTAAAGTTAATTTAAAGGATATAGTTAGTAACCCAATAGAATATGGGAGTAAAATAAATATCCCTGTACTTGCCGCCTTAATTAGAAAAGCCGATAATTACTATTATAATACAAATAAAGTATTGTTTGATGATGATACTTACGATATACTTAAAGATAAACTAAAAGAACGTGCACCAGAAAATCCAGTTTTAAAAACTGTTGGGATTGATGTTATTCATAATAAAGTAGTTTTGCCATATTATATGGGCAGTATGAATAAATATGCAATAGATGGAATAAAAAACTGGATTTGTAAATATAATGGACCGTATATAATATCTGATAAATTAGATGGAATATCAGCACTATATGTTGTTGATGTAAATAATAAATTATATACTAGAGGTAATGGTAAAGTGGGAAGCGATATATCAAATTTAATTAACTATGTAAATATATCGGTACCTAAGTTAAATCAAAAAATAGTTGTTCGTGGTGAACTAATAATGAGTAAGCAAAATTTTGAAAAATATTCGAAAATTAACTCTAATGCTAGAAGTTTAGTTTCTGGACAAGTTAATGCCAAAAAGCCTGATATAGAATTATTAAAAAACATAGATTTTATTGCGTATGAGTTATTATATCCTAATATGGAGCCAATAAAACAATTTGAATTACTAAAAAAATTAAATTTTAAAACCCCTAATATATCTAAAACAAATCTAAAAGAAATATCTAAATTGGGTAGCAATTTAGAAGGTAGTCATTTGCTTGAATCTTTAATTACACATAGAGTAAATTCTGATTATGATATAGATGGTATTATTGTAACTGATAATTCTTCTTACGAGACAAATATATCAGGAAATCCAAAGTATAGTTTTGCGTTTAAAATGAATGGTTCAGGTAAAGAAACCGAAATTTTAGATATTCAATGGAATCCATCTAAACATGGATATTTGAAACCCAGATTATTACTTAAACCTATAGAGTTGGGTGGGTCAATAATTAAACACACAACCGGATTTCATGCAAAATATATTATTAATAATAGTTTAGGTCCTGGTTCAATTATTAGATTAGTTAAAAGTGGTGAAGTAATACCACACATAATAGATATAATTAAATCTACTTCTCCTAAATTACCAGACGTAGATTATAAATGGGATGCAACTAAAGTAAATTTTATTATGAAAAATCCAAATAAAGATTATCATATAAAAAAAATTACCAGTTTTTTCAGTGTCTTAAATGTTGAAAATATTAGTAGTGGTATAGTTACAAAATTATATGAACATAATTACGATTCTATATATAAAATTTTATCTTTAACTATAGAAGATTTAATAAAATTGCCCGGATTTAGAGAGAAAAGTGCAACAAAAATATATAATAATATACATAAAATAATAGATAATCCTATAGACATTTCTAAATTAATGTCTGCAAGTTTAAAATTTGGAAGAGGTTTTGGTATAAAAAGATTTGAATTTATTTTAAGTAGATACCCTAATATATTAGATATAAATATAGTATCAGATATGATTATTGATATTCCTGGATTTCAAGAAACAACCGCTAAACAATTTATTCAAGGTTTAACGCAGTTTAAGTTATTCTTATGTGAATTACCTATGATAAAAATTAAACCTTTTCAAAATATTTTATCTATTTCAGATAATAAAATGTTTAATAATAAACAGATAGTAATGACCGGGTTTAGAGATAGTGTAATCCAAGAGTTTATTAGTTTAAATGGTGGTAAAATACAAGATAACGTCAATAAAAATACGTCTTTTGTCATTACTAAAGATGAAAATTCTTTTTCGAGTAAAATTGATAAAGCTAATTTGTTAGGTATAAATATAATTTCATTAGATAATTTCAAAAAAACATATAATTACATAAAATAAATAGTACCATAAAACAATATTAGTAACAATAAATATAAATAGTTATTATTTTTTACATTTTTAGTTTTAATTTTTTTTTTTTTTTTTTTTTTTT